CGTGCCATCATCTCACATTTCGCAACACTAACTTTATCATTACTGGATTCATAGGATTCTCTCATAAGGTCCGCCAGAACTATATGCCTGCTATGTTCAAGTAAAGTATGCCTAGATTTTGCTTCAGAATATTTTTGTGTAATCTTTCTAATTTCTTCTAGTCTTTTTTCAATTATATTTTCATTCATTTTTTTTTCTCTTTCTATTCAAACAATCAGAACAAATAATAGTATGTTTTTTTGTTTGAAACATTTTAATAGCATTAAATAGTTGTTCAGTTGATTTGTAATATTCTTTGTGATTACAAATACTACACTTTATATGAATCATAACCTTTTATATTGTTTAGATTTTGCCTGTTTAATTTGTAAGTATTTTAAAAAACCAAGAACTTCTTTTGTTGGTGCTTGTGGTAACACTTGTTTTGAGTGGGGAAAATGTCCAAACTTATCCTTAAATTTATGCGAACTCCATCCGATATTATACCCTTTTTGTTTAGCTATAAACAATAATTGTGCATACCATTTTTTCTTATCATGTGCTTTTGTTTCTTTTGGTTTACTTAATTCTTTTAGTCTGCCTTGTTTTATTAATAATTTAACTGATTTTTGTGTAGGTTTGTAAGAACAATTAGGACACTCAGGATTTTCTTTTGTGGGTCTGTATATAAAATCACACTGAACACATGAAAAAGGTTGTTTACTTATAGGTTGCATCTCTTTTTTCTTTCTCTCTTTTTTGTCTTTGCTTACAGTTAACTTCCAAAATCTGTCATCATCAGGAAAGCCAAATCCCTCGTATATGCATCCTGCATGGTCAAATATAATTGTGTTGTCCTTATTCTCATGCGGTCTAAGTGATCTGCCTATCATCTGTAACCATAACCCTAATGATTTTGTTGGTCTTGCAAGTACAACGGCAGAAACTTTTGGAAGATTCCAACCCTCTGTCAGAACCATACAGTTAGAAAGTACCTGAATTTTATTTTTTTTCATCGCATCTAAAACTGTTTCTCTTTCTATTTCTTCCATTGTGCCATCTATATGTCCAGATGGTATGCCGTTTTGCTGAAACATTTTGGCTATATATTTAGAATGAGCAACACTAGATGCAAATACAACTGTGGGTCTGTTGTTTGCATGATCTATGTAATGTTGGACTAAATCTCCAACAAGTTTTGTAGTATTCATTCTTTTAGATAACTCTCTTTTTTCATAATCACCTTGTACTATTTGTATTTTTGACAAATCAGGCAAAGTTGGTGCAAAATATTTTGTGTTTACTAAATAACCTTGTTTTTGTAATGATTTAACTGTACCGCATTCAACTAAATCTTCATAAATATTACCAAGACCTTTGCCATCTCCCCGAATTGGTGTTGCCGTAAGACCGATGATAAAACTATCTGGATACATCTCAATCAAATCACTAAACGATTTACTTGTTGATCGGTGAGCTTCATCAAGAATAATTAAATCACCTTTAGGTTTATGAAAATCAATATTCTTTTTTCTTGCCGTAAAAGTTTGTATACTGGCAACCTGAACATTCTCAAACTGTGTCTCTGGTTGTCCACTCATGAGTACACCAGATGTAATACCATAATCAAATAATTTGTTTATTGTCTGATAAACTAACTCTCTTCTGTGTGCTACAAATAAACATTGTTTGTTTTTTTCTAATGCCTTTTGTATCATAGCACAAGCTATAACAGTTTTACCTGATCCAGTTGGACTTACTAATAAAACTTTTTTATTACCTTTTTTAAAAGATGTTCTTATATCATCAATCGCTGTGTTTTGATATTCACGCAGTTCCATATCTATTCCAAATATCATTAAGTTGAAACACTATTTCGTTTGGTGATTCAGGTGGGTTACACATTCTTCCAAAGTCTAATGCTTCATCTCTAGCTTTTTCATATGACACACCTCTTTTTCTCATGGCAATTAACATAGAAACTAATTTTTGATGTCTGTTTCCCTGTCCTGTACCTTGTATTGTACCAGTAAATTCTTTGTGTGTCTTTGTGTATTCTTTAAATATTTTTTTTTCAGGTTTAATAAGATTCAAACCCTCTCTAATTTCTGACATTTTATAAGGACTACTATACTCACTATAAATTATTTTTACTGGATAGGGTTTAACTTTGTTATGATAAAATCCCGCAACTCTCATAATTCTAGGCAGATCAATAATTACTGGATCACTATTAAATTTATTAGCTAATGCTTGTTGGTATAATCTAAATGATTCTTTTGGCATATCAGATACAAGCCAATAAGTATGATATTTATTTGGACTTGTATTTACAATAAGTTGTGGATTTATTTGAAAACTTTTTGGTAATGGTGTGCCGTCAAAATCACAAAATACTGCCCGTACTTTTGTTATGTGTTTGGTTGTTCTGCCTTGTAAGTTTGTTTCATTAACTGTAAAATAAACACCTGCACCTTGTTGATTAAGTTTTGATAATTCATCTATGTGTTCATCTATTGTTCCATGTAATTGTTTGATAAGTTTTTTGTTTCTGCCTTTATCACAAAAAGTTTGAAAGCTATGTTTATCACCAAATGCAGATAGAAATTTTTCGTATGTTGTCATTTTTTCCACCTAATTTTTGCACCTAGTTTGCCCGCTTTTGATCTTTTCTTTCTATTGTATTCTTGTTCTTTTCTCTCTTCTTCTGCCTGTATACAAATAAGATATGTTTTACCATGACATTCTTTTTTTTCAAACAAGTGTTCTATTTTTGGAAATATCTTTTCTATTTTATCTAATCTACAATTACACATTCTTGATATGGTTTCTAAATTATATTCTATTTTAAAACCTCTCCAACAATAACAGTACAATAATATGTATGCACCTTGTTGCTCTAGAGATAAATCCATTCTATCTGGATTGGCTATCCAATCAGTTGCATAAAATTGAAATGATGGAGATTGTTCTTGATGTGTAGATTTTCTCATAAATTAACATTAAGTTAATAATTAACTTATGTCAAATTGTTTTTTATTTTGTAAATAATTAAGAAGATATAGATATCTTGTATGTAGATGTAGGTGTAGTTGTAGTTGTAGTTGTAGATGGAGATGAAGGGGATAAAATCGCATTGGCAAAAAATAACACAGCTATAGCAATGCTATGTCTCTGTAATCCTTTGTGAGTGCGGGTTTGATTAGAATTTTAAGTCTGGTCTAATGTAGTCTAGTTGAAAGTCTCCAAAATTTGCTATTTGAAATGCTCTTAATGGTGGCACCACTTCCCATTTGGAAACTGCTGGATGTGAGATGTTTAACAAAACAGATAGATTCTTACCACCATACTTTGCTACAATCTCTTTTTTGCGTTCTTTAGCTAATTCGTATTTATTCATAAGTTAATTTTAATTAATTATTAACTAATGTCAATAAGATGTTGACAATATAATTTTAGTATGATTATACTTAACTTTAAATTAAGTTAAAGTAAAGGATACCAACATGAGTTTAATAGCAAAAGAAAATATACAAAGTGAATATCCACAAGTGCCTACTGGTGTACACAAGGCACGATGTGTAAAAATTATTGATCTAGGTACACAAAAACAGGATTACCAAGGTGATATATCATGGAAAAAACAATTTATGATTATTTGGGAAATACCTGAATATACAAACAATGAAAACGAACCTCTTACACTCAGTAAGTTTTACAACCTATCTTTGCATGAGAAATCTAATTTAGCAAAAGATTTACAATCATGGAGAGGTAAGGCAATATCATCAAGCGAGAAAAGAGGTTTTGATATAACATCTTTATTAGGTGATGCTTGTCAGTTAAATGTTATAGAGGGCAAGAATGGTAGACCAAAAATATCTAATGTTATGAAAATAAAAGATACTGATGTTAGTTCTGAACAAATTATTCCAAGTTTCTTCTTCAGCATTGCTGAATATCAAAAAGGCAATAAAGAAAAATTTAACCAGTTATCAGAAGGTATAAGAAATATTATACTAAAAGCAAAAGAGTTTGATGATACAGATCATGGAACAAGTGATATGAACCACGATACTAATGTACCATTTTAGGGGGTTATAAATGAGTATTTTATTTGCGATTTTGTTTTTCTTAAACATTATACATCCGGAAAATGTAGAGTTTGTAGAAACAACAATAGAAAACAATAAAAAGTATGAGTGTTCTTTTGTATATAAAGGCTTATCAAGACCAACTTCAGATAAAGCTATGACCTTATATGGATACACATTATTTAAACAATCTTGTAAACAATAATGAAAGAGTCTGTCTTTTTGTTTTTACTTATAGGATCATTAGATACACTAGAAGAAAAATATGTAGGCAGACTTAATTCCTGCGAGGATACAATAAACCTTATGCAAAAATTAGAAAAAAAATATAAAAACATAAACGGGTATTTGTGTGTAGATTCAAGACTAGCAAGAAAAAAGTTTATGCACAAACCCACACCGCAAGAGGAGTTTATTATTAAAGAGATAAAAGAACTTACACTACCACCAAAACCGGTGGGCAAACCTTTAATACTAAAAAAAAAATATGAAACTAACTAATTTATGTAACCTTCCCAAAGTAATTGAACGAGCAGTAGCTAACGATCCATATGACTCAGATGGTTCAGACATATCTGCTACTCGTTTAGTTGCTCCTGCAAGGGTAGTTGCTTTACAAAAAAAATATGCAGATGAAATAGAAGAAGATGTAGCTGATAGGATATGGTCTTTATTAGGTCAATCTGTACATCATATTATAGAACGATCAGCAAGACCAGAAGATATATCTGAGTTACGATTGTTTCACAAAAATAAAGAGATAACAAATGACTGGACAATATCCGGAACATTTGATTATTTGCAATCTGATGGTGTGCTTGTTGATTTCAAAGTTACCTCTGCATGGTCCGCTTTAGATGCAGTAACAAAAGGCAAAAAAGAATGGGAACAACAATTAAATATTCTTGATTATCTGTGTAAAAAAAATCCTGACAAAATAAATAATATAGAGGTAAAAAAATTATACATTATGGCAATTCTTAGAGATTGGTCAAAAAGTAAAGCTAAAGAACCTGATTCTAATTATCCGAAGAAACAAGTAATAGTAATACCTATTAGAAAATGGAATACGGCTGAACAGGAAGCATTTATAAAAGAACGAGTAAAGGCTCATCAAGATGCACAAATCAAGTCTGTAGCTCCTGTATGCTCTTCGGAAGAAAGGTGGACTAGACCAGATCAGTATGCTGTTATGAAAAAAGGTAAAAAAGCTGCTTTACGATTACTTTCATCACAAGAAGATGCAAAAAAATACATGGAACAAAAAAATATGTTGGACAATAAAGATTTTAGTATTGTTCACAGAAAAGGGAAAGATGTAAGATGTGAAGAATATTGTAATGTAAATAAGTTTTGTGATTATTATAATAAAGAATTAGCACTATGAAAAAAAATGCTTTACGATTGCTTTCATCAAAAGAAAATTTAAAAAAAATGAAATGTTGGTATTGCAATACGGAATTAATTTGGGGTGGAGATCATGATTGTGAAGATGATTCAGAATATCTAATTGAAACAAATCTGTCTTGTCCTCAATGCAATGCATTTGTAATGGTGTACTTGCCTAAAGATGAAAAATAATATAACATTATGACTATGATGGATAAAATAAAAAAGTTTTTGCAAAGTTTTACAGTAATCAGTATGTATGATTGGACAGTTCTGGTACTACTTATTATTATTCTATTAAACACATTATAACATGGCAAAAAGTTTATCAAAAATGCAATCTGATTTTATTTATTATTTTAGTCAGACAGGCAATGCTACTCAATCAGCAATTAAAGCAGGATATAAAAAAACAAATGCTGATAAAATGGGATATGAACTTAAAAATAGATACTCTCAACAAATTGAAGATGAAATAAAAAAACAATTATCTGGATCTGTTCCAATGGCACTAAACAGAATAGTAACTTTGGCTGAGAATGCAAAGCAAGAAAGTATATCTTTACAAGCGAGTAAAGATATTTTAGACAGAGCAGGTTATCAGGCTGTTAATTTACACAAAGATGTTACTGATGAAAGATCAGACAAGGACTTACAAGAAGAACTTAATAGTATACTAGATGGCATAAAAGGAAAACCAAACTAAAATGTTAGCATCAAGTGTAATAGGAGTTGCCGGGAAGATTCTTGATAAATTTATTGAGGACAAAGACCTTAAAACCAAGATAGAAGGTGAAATAAGAAAAGAAACATTAGCTATTTCACAGGCACAAGCTAACGCAAATCTAGAACAGGCTAAACATCCATCATTGTTTGTTTCAGGGGCAAGACCAGCAATAATGTGGGTATGTTGTTTAGGCATAGCATGGCAATACTTTTTAGGACCTATACTTACATGGGTTTTTGCAATGTGGATGCCTGAAATACAACCTCCACAAATAGAACTAGAAGGTCTATTGGGTCTTACAATGAGTCTTTTGGGATTAGGAGCAATGAGGTCATACGAAAAGACTAAAGGTGTAGCAAGAAATAATATGAAATAATATGTTTGCATTTATTAAAAATTTATTTTTTAAAAAAAAAAAGAAACCTCTTAAAATAACACATTTGCAAATTATGACTAAATCACAATTATTTAAATTAGGCAAAAAACATAATCTTAGTTTTGATAAAAAAATACAAAAATCAGAACTTGTACACATTCTGTTTGATTATTTGAAAGATAGATAATGTATGAAGATTTGAAAAAAAGAATAAAGTATCACGAGGGTTTTAGAGACCATGTTTATTTGGACAGCCTTGGTAAAAAAACTATAGGGTATGGTCACCTATGTAGAAGTGATGAAAGTTGGGATATGGACAAGGCATATGATATAGAAGTGTTGGAAGAGTGTTTTGAAAAAGATTTTCAGGTTGCTGTCAATGGTGCGGAAACCTTAATTGGTAAAATCAATATGAACAATACAGCAAAAGAAGTAATTATTGAAATGGTTTTTCAACTAGGCAAAACAGGTGTAAAAAAATTTAAAAAAATGTGGGCAGCCTTTAAAAAAGGGGATACGAAAGAAGCTGCAAAACAAATGTTAGATAGTAAATGGGCAGACCAAACATCGCAAAGAGCAGAACATCTTGCATCTATAATACGATCCATCTAATTATTTCATCAAATAATTTATCTCCCATACAAGTGCTATAAATCCAATGACAATGGCTATTATAATAATGGTAATTTTTTTTGCTCTTTCCTTTTCAATAATTTGTTGTCTTAATCTTTTTTTATGTAATGCTCTTTGGTGACTGATCTCTTTCTGTAAATCCTCCCATTGCTGTAATCCGTTAGGAGCATACAATAAAAATATTTCTCTAAGTTCTTCTTTCATTTGTTTTAATTCCTGTTTTCGTAAATGAGCAGCTATAGCATTTTGTTCTATCGTGGAAAATTTACCAAAAAGTTTTCCTGTAATTGTTTTGCCTTTTTGACTAGCTGCAACATCCATAACAGATTCAGCATTTGCCCATTTTAATATTGGACTAGCTAAATCATGCAAACCTTTGCCGACCTTAACACCTTGTTGAATTAGTGAAGTAGCACTTTTGATTGCTGCAAATGCACTGATTGGATCAATCATGTTTTTTTATTTCTTTTTACGAAATTCTTAGCTGCCTGGACACTACCAAAACCCCATGCTTTTAAAGCTAATGCTTTTCTTGTAGGTCTTCCCTTTTCATCTTTCATTGGACCTTTCATACCAGCAAAACGAGCTGCAAAACTAACTCTTCTTGGACTTGTACCTGTTTTTAATGGTTTTTTTAAATTAGAACCTTGTGTTCTTTTGAAAAACTTCCTACCGGCTTCATTGAGACCACCCCTAGGATTTTGATATTTCTTAGCAACCATTATAAAACCTTAAATATAACTCCCATCATTGAACATAGTATAGTAAGTGTAGAACCCATAATCAATAACTCAAGCCTTTTTATTCTGCTTTCAAGATTATCTAGACTTTTTTGTGTTGCTGATCTATAAACTTTGCACTCTCTTTCATGTGCTTCCATTTCTGATGCCACATCATGTATTGTTCTTGTATCCATTTTTAACTTGGTTGTGTTGGAAATGAAACTGCATTCACTTCAGCTTCGGTTGTTAAATCTTTGGTAATGTCTCTCAGTTTTTGCCTGTATGTTTTCCACTCTGCCTTTTTGTCATCAGAAAGTTGGTTGTCGTTATTAACTGTCCATTCTGATTTATCAAGTAAAGTATTTCTCTTGTCTCTTAAAATTTCTATTGCTGCGTTAAAAAGTTGAGTGGCTGTATATACTGTATAAGAAACAGTAGCATCATCTAAAGATGTGCCTGTTACTTTTGTATTTTCGTTTCCAACATATTTAATTTGATCTCCAAACAAAGCATATTCTTCTGAAGTAAATTCTCTTGTATTAGAATCATTAGCATGATTTGTCTGATCTGTCGCATTATCCGAGTTAAGTGCTATTAGTCCTTCTGGTGTAAGTTTTACATATGCTTTCATAACTATCCTATTGAAATGCTGTTAATGTTCCTACGCATTGATTCACACTAAGCACTATACTTGTGCCTGTTGGTATTAAAACTGTTGCCATTGCTCTTCTGGCACTTTGTGTATCATCAGAAAAAATACCAAAAAATGTGCTTGTATTATGTGTCATGCCAAGTGGTGAGGTTGTTCCTGAAGTTACCTTATAACTTATTTCTGTTTTATCACTTGCGTTACCACCAATAATAAATACTGGTATATTAGCTGTCAAACTAGATATAGTAAAAGTGCCTGTGCTAGTTGTTGTGGCTTTTTGTGTTACTGTAGAACCAGCTGGAGTTTGAAAACTAGGTACGGCACCTGCTCCTGCACTTGTTAATACTTGACCAGAACTACCTGTAGCAACTGCAACTGGGTTTCCAGATGTATCATATGAAATTAAATTTCCATCTGTACCAGAAGCCATTTTTGCTAAAGTAATTGCGTCATCTTGAATCTCTGCTGTAGCTACACCATCATCTTTAATAGTTACAGCACCACTACTTACCGAAAAATTATCACTACT